TCTACAACTATTAATACAACTGCTGAAGCCGCTTCAGGCCTTGCCGCATACCCAGTAGGGGCTTTATACTTAACTACTACATCTGTTACCCCCGCTTCTATATTTGGTGGCACATGGGAACGGTATGCGTCCGGTAAAGCTCTTGTTGGTCTTAAGACTACTGTAGCTGACCCTGAGTACGCTTTAGGGGTAGACTCTCACGGTTCTGAAAGTCAAACCCTAACAGTTGACCAAATACCGGCACACACGCACACAACTACAATAGAGGTTCGTGAAAACAGATCATCTAGTGGTAGTCAACCAGAAGGCTCTAGCGCAAGTGTCGTAGGAAGCCCTCAGTTTGAGTCAGCGCCTACAGGTGGTGGTCAATCTTTTGATAACCGTATGCCATACATTGCTATTGCAATCTGGACACGTACAGCATAATAGGAGAAACATATGTCAACTTCACCAAGAGCACCGAGAGGTTTCTTTCCGGCTGACTTAACGCCACTGATTCTTTCTGGATGGCAAACAAATAAATTTGATGGAAGCATCCCCTTCTGGGCTGACGTTGACGGACTCCAATTTACAGAGACTGGTGTTAGGCGTAAACCCGGTCATAGTTTTTTACTTAGACCCTTAAACTCTGTGGGGGTCTACAAGCCTATACGTGGCCTTACTTCAATACAAGAGTACGGCACTAAGGTAATCTATGCGGGTGATTTAACTAAGCTGTACCGTTACAAACAAGACTCACCTGAAGTTGACGGTGAGATAGTAGGCTCCGGTTATAACTTAGTAGAAAAAGCTGGAGCTTCTACTTGGGACTCCGGGTCTACTGTTTGGGACGCTGGTGGTTCTGTATGGGATGATGGGGTAATTGAGGCATCTGCTTGGTCCTTTACTAACTTTGGTACTTGGGTGCTAGCTGCTGATAACGCAGGTCCTATTAAGATTAAAAAGAACAATGAGAACTTTGCTGAAATGTCTTTGAACAAAGCCACAGGTGTTACTATAACCAGCGGTGGGTCTTCTTACGCACTCAACAATATTGTTACCTTTACCGGAGGTCTTACTGCAAAGGTTACAGGTGTAAACAGCGGAGTAGTTACTCAACTACAAGTTACAAACTTTGGAACTACTTACACAGCCAACCAAACCCTTTCGGCTTCTGGCGGATCTGGTGCTAATCTTCAAATCACAACACAGATTACAAACTGCCCTTTTACTAGGGTAAGAGCTATTGATAAGTCAGGCCCACACATACTAGCTGTCAACTACGACAAAGCTACCACAGAGCATCCTTATGATGTAGCTTGGTCTGCAGAGGACGATCCAGATGATTGGGCACCTGCTGCCGATAACGCTGCTGGTAGTCTTACGTTACGAGAAGCATCGTCTCCCCTTAAATGCATTGTACCTTTAGGTGAGAATAAGGCTATCTACACAGATGATCAGATGTTTATCCTTAGCTACCTCGGGTCTCCCTTTTACTTTGGGTATCAAACCGCTATGACCTCAGGGGTCGGAGCAGTGTCCGCTAGGTCAGTAGTATCAGTAGACAGGGTTAACTACGGTTTGTCACGAAGAGGTTTGTTTATGACAGATGGTAACAGCGTTACCCGTATTGGAGATGGGGAAGGTATTAACCGCTACATCTTAGCTAATATTTCAGAGTCTGAATACCCACAAGTTTGTGCATACCACAATAAAAAGAACAATGAAGTTATTTGGTCTTTACCCTTAAATGATACAAAACCTAATGTAGAGATTACTTACAATTACTCAACAGGTGTTTTTAGTAAGAAAACTTCTAACGTTTCTGCAGCTCTGGAGAGTGGAGTATTTCCTCACGTTATTACAGCTAGTAGTAGTTCCTCTATCTATCTTGAAGACGAGTCTGCATCTGCACATACAACTAGCGCTTTGACCAAAGCTCATGACTTAGACGACCCTTACTCTATTAAAGAGATTACAAGTGTTAGGGTAGGTAAGATCGGGTCAGGTGATCCTTTAGTTCAGATTGGTTGGGCAAATAACATTGATGATGAGCCTACGTTTAACCCTGCTGATTCTTTTTATGTAAACTCAGAGTACAAAGAGTACCCTGTTCGTACTTCAGGCAGGTACCTTTTTATGAAGGTAAGCTCTTCTGGAGATTCGGACACTTGGGAAATCTCTAACATTGTTATTAAAGGAAGGATAAGAGGGTTTAGATAATGTTACCAATTAAATACGATGCAAGGTCTACTCAACGTGAGTTAGATAAAATAGATAATAAAGTTAATAAGATAGAAGCTGGTGGTTCCCCTACGACCCTTGCAGAGGATTTAGCTAAAGGTAACTCTACTGGTGGAAGTGATATCAATGTTAGTACCGGTGATGATATTAACTTTGGCGTAGGTTCTAAGAGCACATACAATGATATCCTTAAGATATACCATGATGGCTATAACAGCTATGTTTCTGAAACGGGTGCCGGAGACCTTGTATTATGGGGGTCTGCTAAGATAAGAATGGGAGGGCCCTATAGCTCTCCAATTATTATAGCAAACTCTAGTGGATCCGCTGAGTTAAACTTTGGGGGTATTAAATGCTTAGAGACTGTTATGGGTGGTGGTGTTAAAGTAGAAACTACAATACAGTTTGGTGGTCTTAAGGGAACTACTGGTACTACCGTGACACGTATACTAGATGAAGACAATATGGCATCTAACTCTAACACAGCCTTAGCGACCCAACAGTCTATTAAACAATATGTAGATAGTCAGTCAGCATCAGCAGGAGAACTTCTTACTACACTAAATGGTGCTATAACCGACAGTGAGTTAGCTAGTAGTCTATCTACTCCGATTGCTACTATCCCGACATTGACTAGTAATCTAAGTACTCTTACTACAAACTTAAATACTAGTAATGGAAACATTAGTGACCTTATAGATTTCACTGGTTACACTGAAGGTTACTCAGGGGATGCTGTGCTTTCAAGGTTAACCGCAACAGAAACTGTAGCTAACGCTAAAGTAACTGCAGCTCAACTAGCAGCTGAAGCTACTGCAAGAACTGCTGCAATTGCTTCTTCTGCTCTTTCACTACAAGACCAGATAGATGACCTGCTTGCTGTCCCTGACTATAACAACACAACTGCCTACGCTATTAACGATCAAGTTGTTTACCTTGATAAACTTTACATTGCGACTGCAGCTACTACGGGTAATTTACCTACGAACACTTCTTTTTGGGATGTGTTAGGTGACTACTCTAGCTTAGGTGCTTTGGTAGCAGACAACTCTGCAGATATTACTGCCATAAATACAGTAACTGCTGGTAGTTCTTCTGCTGCAGCTCAGGCAATTACCGCCCTTAACGCTACAGTTAATGATGAAACTACGGGGGTTGAAGCTACCTCGGATGCCTTAGATGTTGTAAAGCTATTAGTTAACCATGGGACAGACGGTGTTAATGCTTCAGCTACTAAAATTACTGCTTTAGAAACTAAAGTTAACCATCCTGCTACAGGGGTTACAGCTACTTCAGAAGCTTTAGATCTTATAGAAACTAAAGTTAATGCTGATGGAACTGGAGTTACTGCTTCAGCTGATAAGATTACTGCTCTAGAATCTACAGTTAATAACGAAACTACAGGAGTTATTGCTACTTCAGATGCCTTAGATCTTATAGAAACTAAAGTTAATGCTGATGGAACTGGAGTTACTGCTTCAGCTGGTAAGATTACTGCTTTAGAAGCCACAATAAATCACCCCACTACAGGCTTTACTGCTGTTTCTTCCGCTTTAGATGCTGTAGAGTTATTAGTTACTGACAATGATGATGGAGTTACTGCTTCAGCTACTAAAATTACTGCTTTAGAAACTAAAGTTAACCATCCTACTACAGGGGTTACAGCTACTTCAGATGCCTTAGATGTTGTAGAGTTATTAGTTAACCACGAAGTATCTGGAGTCACTGCTTCAGCTAGTAAGATCACTGCTTTAGAAACTAAAGTTAACCATCCTGCTACAGGGGTTACAGCTACTTCAGAAGCTTTAGATACCGTAGAGTTATTAGTTAACCACGAAGTATCTGGAGTTACTGCTTCAGCTAATAAGATTACTGCTTTAGAAGCTACGATAGACAGTCCTACTACAGGCTTTAATGTTGTAGCTAGTGCTTTAGATACCGTAGAGTTGTTAGTTAATGATAATGAGGATGGTGTTAACGCCCACACTACTAAGATTAGTAATCTGCAAAGTTCAGTAACTGACCCTGCAACAGGTTTACAAGCTAACGCTGATGCTATTGACGCTGTAGAACTTGTAGTCACTAGTAATGAGATTGGTAACCAAGTGTCAGCTAATAGACTTAATTCTCTAGAAGCTACGATAGACAGTCCTACTACAGGCTTTAATGTTGTATCTAGCGCTTTAGATACTGTAGAGTTATTAGTTAACCACGAAGTATCTGGAGTTACTGCTTCAGCTAATAAGATTACTGCTTTAGAATCTAAAGTTAATAACGAAAATACAGGTGTAGAGGCTACTTCTACTGCTTTAGGTCTTATAGAAACTACAGTTAACGACGAGGATGATGGGG